CCTCTGATTAGCTAAACCGGGACAAAAAAGAGGGATCCAGATGGCCCAGCGAGGCAGGAAATCGGCCGAGTCGCTGGCTATCGCGGTCGTCCCTACTGTGACGAGTGCTCAGAGGCTCATGCCTCCGGCTCACATCACAGAGGCGGAGCGGTCTGTGTGGGTTGAGGTGGTCAACGACCAGCCTGCGGAGTCCTTCTCGGCAACCCATGCGCCGCTGCTTGAACTGTACTGCCGGCATATCGTCAACGCGCGGGTGATCGCGGACGAGCTGGCGAACTTCGAGCGCGCATGGATGGCAGATGACGAGGGTCTGAAGCGGTACGACCGACTTCTAGCGATGAACGAGCGGGAAGGGCGGGCAGCGTCATCGTTGGCGACCCGTCTGAGGATCACTAGGCAGGCTATAGAGCACCCCGCGACCGTTGGGCGGACGCTGGCGCAGCCGAAGACTAGGAAGCCGTGGGAGTTGCCAATGCCAGAGGAAGCCTGAACAATCAGGCTATGCACTCTGGCTCGAAACTCTGCAGCAAATGCGGCTGCGTGAAGTTGTTTGATGAATTCGCCAAGTCGAAGGCCCGCAAGGACGGTCTGAACGGTCATTGCAAGGCGTGCATCAAAGCATGGCGTGACGCAAACGTTGAAGTTGTCCGCGCCAAGGCAAGGGAGCGGCACGCAGAGAACGCCGAGCGAAACAACAGGCGGTCTGCTGAGTGGCGCAAGGCCAATCCCGAGTACGTTGGCTCGTACATGCAGGAGTGGCTGAAGACCGGACGGCACAAGAAGGTCGCCGCCGACAAGGCATACCGCCAAGCCAACGCCGAGGCGATCAGGCTTCGCAAGCGGCTTGAGTACGAAGCGAGCCGAGACGCGATTAAGGCCCGGGTTCGGGAGTATCAGCAAGCGAACAAAGAGCGGCTGAGACCATCTAGGGCCGCCGCAACGAGGAAGCGGTACGCGACGAAGCGCCAAGCGGCGCCTGCGTGGGCCTCGGTGGAGGCCATGTGCGCGCTGTACGAGCAGGCAGACGCGCTGACGCGCGAGACGGGAGAGCGGTACGAGGTAGACCACATCGTGCCGCTCCAGTCAAAGCTAGTGTGCGGTTTGCACTGTGAAGCAAACCTAAGAGTGGTGAAGGTCGGCGAGAACCGGTCAAAAGGCAATAGATGGTGGCCAGACATGCCAAGCGGCTGTCTGCTCGCACCCAGCGCAATGTTGACTGGATAACGGCGCATCTGCGCGTCCCAGAAGGCCGGCTGGTTGGGCAGCCGGTTGAACTGAGCCCGGCTCAGATTGAGTGGATGGAGATGATCTACGGGTCTCCAACCCGGACGTTCATCTGCAGCCTGCCCCGCAAGAACGGGAAAACCTCGTTCTCGGCGATGATCCTTCTCCTCCACCTTGTGGGGCCGGAGGCAGTCCAGAACGGGCAGCTTTACAGCGCGGCGCAGTCTCGGGACCAGGCGGCCGTGTTGTTCGCGCTGGCTGCGAAGATGGTGCGGATGAATGCGGCGCTTTCGCAGTACGTCGTCATCCGCGATACGGCAAAGCAACTGCTCTGCCACGAGTTGGGGACGGTCTACCGCGCGCTGTCTGCCGATGCGGCTACGGCGATGGGTCTGAGCCCGACGCTAGTGATTCATGACGAGCTAGGCCAGGTAAAGGGGCCGCGCTCGGAGTTGTACGAGGCGCTTGAAACCGCTAGTGCGGCGCAGGCGAATCCTCTGTCCATCGTCATCTCTACGCAGTCGCCTACAGACGCTGATCTGTTGTCGGTGCTGATCGATGACGCCCGGACGGGTGCAGACCCGCGCACTAAGTGCGTCCTGTACTCGGTGCCTATGGACGCCGACGTGTTTGATATTGAGGTGTTGGCTGCGGCCCAGCCGAACTGGCACCTCATGAACCACAAAGAGGTTAGTTCGCAGGCGGAAGCGGCGAAGCGGATGCCGAGCCGAGAGTCAGGCTTCCGGAACCTTGTGGCCAACCAGCGGGTGGAAGCCCGTAGCCCGTTCGTTACCCGGGCGATTTGGCAGGAAAACGGGGCGGAACCGGCTGATCTTGACGGTGAAGAGGTGTACGGCGGGCTAGACCTGTCCAGCGTGTCCGACTTGACGGCGCTTGTGCTGGTGAGTCGTTCGGGCGATGTGAAACCGACGTTCTGGCTGCCGGCCGAAGGTCTCGCGGAGAAGTCGCGGGCGGATCGGGTGCCGTATGACGTTTGGGCGGATCAGGGATACCTGAACACCACTCCGGGCCGGTCGATTGATTACGAGTTCGTAGCGGAGTACCTGCGCGGCGTGTTTGATCGCTGCAGGGTCCAGGCGCTGGCCTTCGACCGCTACAACATGAAGTTCCTGAGACCGTGGCTCGAAAGGGTCGGGTTCTCGGAGGATGAGCTAGCGCGGTTCGTCGAGTTCGGGCAGGGCTACGTGTCCATGTCGCCCGCCCTCCGCGAGTTGGAAACAATGCTGCTGGGCAAGAAGTTGAAGCACGGTAACCACCCGGTTTTGGCGATGTGCGCGGCTAACGCGGTGGTTGACAAGGACGCCGCAGAGAACCGGAAGTTCACCAAGGCGAAAGCCACGGGCCGAATTGACGGGATGGTTGCGCTTGCGATGGCTGTTGGCGCGATGCCGACGACCGCCGAAGCGGCGATCACCCCCACTATCTACACGTTCCAATGACCCTCTTCCAACACATTCGCCAGGCGTACAAAAACTGGCGTGTTGGCGGAGCCGACTCCAGTTCTTACGAGTGGGGCGGGATTTCGTGGGAAGAGTTCGTGAGGCAGGGTGGTGGCGGCGTCGGCGTCACCGAGGACAGCGCCCGCGCGGTTGCCTCTGTCACCGCCTGCGTCAACCTGATCGGCGGCTCGATTGCCTCGCTGCCGCTTCACTTCTACCGCAGGACGGACACGGGCCGGGACCGCTACACCCCGGATTTCTGGTGGCTGTTCAATGAGCGGCCCTATGGGAACTGGTCGGCCGCTGCCTTCTGGCAGTACCTCTCCGATTCAAAGCTGTTCCATGGCGACGGTTTCGCGCGCATCCATCGCGCCTCCCGCCTCTCCAACACCATCGCCGGCATCGAGCCGCGCCACCCGACTTACACAGAGGTTGACCGCGTAGGCAACCGGAACGTCTACACGTTCCACCCTCAGCCCTGCGATCCGGAAGGCACGAAGGCCGTAACGGTCGATCAGGACGACGTTCTCCACATTCCCGGCCCAGGCTTTGATGGTCGCCGTGGTCTGTCGCAACTGTCCTACGGACTGAGGCACGCTGCCGGGATCGCGCTGGAGGCCGACCGGCAAAGCGCGTCCTTCTTCACTGACGGCTCCCGCCCGGACGTGGCGCTTGAGGTTCCCGGCGATCTTCCTCCGGACAAGGCGGAAGTCCTGCGTAAGTCGTTCATGGAGCGCCACGCGGGCCAGAACAATAAGCGGGTTCCCATCGTCCTGGCTGGCGGCGTCAAGCTCCACCAGCTCACGATGACCAACGAGGACGCCGAACTGCTGGCGACTCGCGGCTTTCAGATCGAGGAGGTCTGCCGGGTGTTCGGCGTGCCTCCGCACATGGTCGGCCACACGGAGAAGACGACCTCATTTGGGTCGGGCGTCGAGCAGATGGGCATTGGATTCGTGAAGTACACGCTCCAACGCCATCTGGTCGCCATCGAACAAGAAATCAACTTCAAGCTCTTCAAGACCTCGCGGAACTTCGCGGAGTTCGTCACGGCCGGTCTGGAGCGTGGCGACCTGAAGGCCCGCAATGAGTCCTACCGCATCGCCCTTGGGCGAGCCGGTGAACCGGGCTGGATGTCGGTCAACGAAGTGCGCGCACTCGAAAACCTGCCGCCTATCGACGGTGGCGAGAAGCCGGCGACCAACATGCCGGTGGAGCCGACAGAATGAATCCGTTTCTCCGACTGATGGCGGACAACCGCAACGCCCCCCGGCGTTTCGAGATTGTCGCCAAGGACGACGCCGCCGAGGTGTTCGTGTACGACGCCATCGTGGATGGTGAGCTTGAGGCCGAGTGGATGGGCGGCATCGCCCCTCAATCCTTCATCAAGGCCATCCGCGAAATCAAGGCCGACACGATCAACCTCCGGATCAACTCCCCGGGCGGCTCCGTGTTCGCGGCCCGTGCGATGGAACAAGCCCTCCGGGATCACCCCGCTAAGGTCATCGCCCATATCGACGGCTACGCCGCCAGTGCCGCGACCTTCCTTGCCATGGGCGCGGATGAGGTCCGCATGGCGAAGGGCTCTTTCTTCATGATCCATAAGGCATGGACCATGAGCATGGGCAACGCGACGGACCTTCGTAGCACTGCCGACCTCCTCGAAAAGATTGACGGCTCCCTCGTCCAGACCTACGCCGACCGCTCCAAGCAAGACCCGGAGAAGATCGAGCAATGGATGGCGGATGAAACGTGGTTTACCGCCGAGGAAGCGGTAGAGGCTGGTTTTGCCGACAAGGTGACCGATGGCGCTGTAAAAGCGCATTGGAACCTCGCCGCCTACGCCAAAGCCCCGCAGATTCCGGCCGAGCCGGAGCCTCAAGCCGAGCCGGAACCACAGAAACCTGATTTGAGCGCACTCCTTCGCAAGTTGGATTGCGCCGTACTCGCTGCCTAGGCGCTCCCGCGCTGCAGAACCAGCCGCCTACGGGCGGCTTTCTTTTTATCCCATCCGAAAGGAATAC